TCACCACCTCCACAATAGTTGGGCACGTAAGGTCGCCTTACCATCTGCCCGACGATAAGCCTCTACGCCTGCGCGAACGCGCTCGAAATCCCGCTGCACGATCACGCCAGCTGTACGTAGCGCACAGCTATCCCCGACGCTACACGTCAGCCCAGCCGCCCAAGGCCGCCCAGCTGCAGGCATCAGCGCTGGTTCGATCGGCACATCGAGGGCACCGATTACATCGCCATCCGGACTGCTGGCCACCACCCGCCTGCCATCACCCTGCCGGATCAGACTCAGGTCGACGTGAACGGGATCTGGCAGGGGTGCCGATTGCCCGGCTGCAGGTACTTTGAGGTTTGCGCGAGGCTGGACTGTGACGCTTACGCGCCTCTCTTCGACAGCACCTTGCGGAATCATATGGGGCGCAGGCGTCGGCTTCGCTTCTGGTCTGCGCTCTGCAATCACGCTGCCGTCAGCCTGGCTCTGTGCTGCTGCCGGGGCGATCACCTCGGGCGCGGGGGCTGAACTACGTACGCCCAGGTAGTAGCTGCCAAACATTGCAGCCACCAGCAACGCAGCAAGCGCGTAAATCTGCATACGGGTCGTCACAGTGAATGGCTGAATCATGCTGCAACCCCACTGCCAATTCCGAGCAGCGGCCTGGCACGGGCGAATGCCTGCCGGCGTTCGTCTTTCCCGAGCATTGCCGGGCCGTTGACAATACGCGTCACTGCGTCAAAGCCGCGATTGATGAGCGCATCACCGCAGCGGTTTTTCCACCAGTACCACGCGGCCGACCTCGCCGCTGCACCCGGCTCGAAAAGGCAATCAGGATCGATGTCAGTGGTGCCGAACAGATCATGAAAGCACGCTGCGTAGTTGGCCTTCCCCGTGAGTTGCTTATAGCCCCTGCCCCGGTAGCGCCAACCGTCGCCGCTGGCAACATTGCCATTACCCAGAATGCCGGCGTACGCACGACAGGCGAGCGCTTGCGGTTTGCCGACGCACGCCTTTGCCTCTTCCGCCGTTTCGAATGCCCGACTGAAGACAGACACGATGCGATCCGCCCGCGTGTAGTTCAGATTTTCTTCAGTTCGACAGAATCCCGACGACTCGACAGCGATCTGCGCGAGGAAAGCAGCTCGTTCAAGCGCGGCATTGATTCCGAACTCAGCACACGCGGCATCGAGTAACGCGCCCAGCCCTGCCGGCGCATTCGCTGCTCGCGAGTCGATAGCCCGCAGCATTGCGTCAGTGATTTTCATTGCTCACCCCCTTCCCAGAATCCGTTGGATCAAAAGTTCAAGCCCGCTCGACCCGAGGCTGGCCAGCATCGCAGCAATACCGATCTGCGCAACGAGCGGAAGGTCCGGGAAGACGGCTAGCGCCGCGCCCGCACACATCGCAATACCGCCGGTACTGATGCAGCGCCCGATAATCAAACGCGGCGTGATGACGTCTTTACTCATCAGCACTTGCCCGATACCAATCAGCACGCCGATTGCCGCAAACATTGCTGCTGCGCCAAGCTGATGAATCGTCGTCACCACTTCTTTTTCTGGCTGCACAGTATTGGACTCCTTAACGCACTGCTGCTTAATTCAAAAAAACGAAAAATATATCTATGCAAGCCGATAAATTATTTTCTATGCTCTTTTCTGCCGAGCATCGGGCCGGCCTGACCGGGCTGGGAAGAATGGCTCTGCAACCATTCAGGCGTCCTAACTTTTTGTTTGTTTCTGTCTTGAGAAACGTAGCCCATTCCCTTTTCTGCATGAGACACGGCCGAAGAAACAGAAAGCGCAGCGACGACAATAAACAAAATGACAACTTTTATATTTTTCACAATCTTCTCCTTGAGATTAAATTGAATCCAACGCTGAAACGACATCCAGAATATGCGCTGAAATTTGATCCGCACTTTCCATACTGCTGATTGATTTCTTCCCGCCGATTCGGACTTCCTCGATTTGCGGTCCAATTACCGCTTCCCAATACGCACCAATTTGCGCAATACCTTTTGCGCTATCTTCTGCAGATAGTCCGGTCGCGCGCATCTCTGCCGCCACGTACGGCCATGCCTCGAAATTTATCGACGCCCCAGATTCAAGAGCCCGCAAAAATACGCAGGCTTCTGCATGCTTGGCCTGGTACGTCAATTCCTGACCGATGCCTGCCGATAAATATCGGCCGCGTGCGCGAGATGCAGCGCCGTCAATCCGGCTACGCCCGGACTCTCGTAGTGCATCAATACCCAGCGTTGCCGGAGCCGTCGCAGCATCGCCGTAAATGCGATAGCTGATCTCTCCGTCATGTATCCCAGCTTCCGCCTCATCAGCGGGGGCAAAGACAGTGCGCACAACCTCTCCAGCTGCGTCAAGATACTCAATCCGTGTCATCACTTAGCTATCCCCTGCACTACGATCCATCCCTCCTCAAGATATGAGGAAGAGGCCGCGACATTGAGCCCCGATGATTTAAAGCCCGACTGTGTAAATGCAATGCCCTCGAATCCAATCGAGACCACCGCGCCCTTTTGAATGCTCGCGGAAACAGCCAGCGTCATCGTTAGAAGACTGCTTCCGAGCACGAAATAGGTCTTCTCTTTGATAGCCACACCGTCGATATAAATCCGGGCAGTACCCCTTACTCCTCCGGACGAAACACTGTTGATAGTAGTGCCGTTACCAGCTTCTCCCCCAGGGGTATAAGTCGAGACCGCAAGAGAGACCCCGCGAATAGAAAAGCCTGCCGTAATCACGCAGTTGATTGACTCCCCCGCGTACATAGACCCCGGCGAAAACGTCAGCGCCGTGCCTTCAACGGCCCGCGCCATCGTGATTTGCTCGTCGCCGATGTTGATCCGGCTGATGGCGCTTACCGCCTGAGCCGTCAGATTCCCGCTGAACGAGCCCGTCGCAGCATTAAGAGAGCCGCTGAAATACCCTTCATCAGCTTCAATGCGCCCTTTAAGCAAGAAAGACCCGCCCTGCGGGTCGATCAGCACGCGCTCTACGCCCGACGCGTCACGCACATGCAAGTAATAGTGGGCAGTGCCAAAATCCGGCCCGCCGGCTTTGCGCTCTTCAAATAGCGCGCTGCCCACTGACGCACGGAAGTCCTGAAAAAACGAGCCGTTTTCTGGCCGCCCGGCAGTCACCCAGCCGTTTACGCCGTCGCTAAACCACTTGCTCGGCGTCCTGACGTATTTCCAGCCAGAGCCTGAAGTAAACTCAATTGACCCTGTAGTGATATTCCCGAGATTCGCAGACAGCGCTGATAGCGACGCTACAGACACTTTGTCTGCTGTTACCGCCCCAGCCTGCAGCTTTGGAGTAGTTACCGCCTCAGCTGCTAAATGCCGCGCAACAACGGCGCCATCGACAATCAAGCTGGCCCCAGCGGCAAGGCATAAATTCGGAACGCCCAATGCCCAGGCGCCGGTCAATGCAACACCAGCAGGTGCCGCGTTTGCGCAATACACGCGGAAATATTTAGCGCCTGCCGGAATTGTGAATATTGATGATTTGGGTAGTTGCTCTCCGGGATTCCAGAAAATCGTATCCCACGATAAGCCGCTATCCAAACCAAGCCCTGGTAAACACTGCAAAGCAACAAAGACTTGTTGATTTGCGTCGTTTCGAACGAATGCAGAAAGCCGTACTGACTCCCCCGGTTTGAACGGCAGCGCAACAGGGTTTGACCAAGCTGACTGGATTACACCAGCCGCTGCAGATCCGGAACTTCCGATGACTCGCTTTGCACCGAAAGTGGCGTAATAGCCGTCATCGACAGCAATCCACCAGCCAGCGCTTCTTGACCACGTTGTGCCCGCCGCCCACGCTTCGAAATCCGGGTCAGGAACAGCATTATTTGCTTGCACGAGCAGCTGATTAGCCGTCCAGCGCACATCAGCACTTATTTGCGCCTGCGCGATCTGCCCATCAATATCTTCTGCAGACACTGATGTTGTGTATTTGCCGAGTGCGGAATTCCACATCCACATTTTTTCAGTCGCGGCATCATAAACAGCCCAATAAGCATCACCTCCGGGCGCGTCAGATCCGGGCGGGGCTGTGATTGCGCTAGCATCGGGAACTACCGACACGCCTTTCGCGGACTCGATCACTGTGATCTGCCCGCGCGGGCTCCAATTCAATCCGTCCGCGCCAAATTGATCGTAATTCGCGGCCCAGAAATACCAGGTGCCGGCAGACGAAACCGGCACGGTCGCACCAAAGTTTTTCACATCTGCACTGGCCGCAGCGCTTGCCGGGTTTGTGGCAGCAATCTTACTGACCACAAATCGGGTACCCGCATAGTCGGAAGCCGTTGAAATTGGCACAGTCAGCAGCACAGCCATGTCACTTGTCTGCTGCCCCTGCACTATCGTTGCCGGCATTTGCGGATTGCTGACATTCAGCACTGCTGCATGCTCGGATTCGCCAGATCCGTTTGCGCCCCGCACGCGCAGCTCGAAAACACGGTGCAAACCACCATCGATCCGATTCAATTCTGCCGAGTATTCAAAACGGGCTTCTGCACGCGCATGTGACGACACCTTGTCGCCACCAATCCAGATCTCACAGGTGTAGACGTCTGCACGCGCAGCAGGATTCCAGCTGAAAACGGCCGATGTATCTGCAAACTCGGTTGCAACGCCTTGCGCAGCGTTAGCCAGCACAAGCCCGGTTACATCAGCAGGAATGGATTGCATCGTCGCCGGGTTGCCCGACCACTGCACCCAGTCACCACGCAACGCACCGACCGCCGCGACACGTAGCCACTGTGGCTGAAGCTTGCAGGCAATGCGTACCGAGGTGCTGCTTACGTCGGGCAAACGCGACCAGGACTGCCCGTTGTCGGATATCTCAACCAGATACCGCGTAGCGCCCGTTGCGGCAAGCCAGCTCACATCCAGCGAAGGGGATGTCAGCGTACCCGACCACACCACCAGAAGCCCCTCCAGGCGCGGCCGTGTAAGGTTAGTCAGATCGAAGCCAGGCGTAATATCAGGCGCCGTTGCACCGGAATCGTCGTACGCACGAGGGTTATCTACAACCCAATGCAATGTGCATTGATCACCATTGACCTCGATAGGCGCGACCAGTATCGCTTTTACGCTGATCGACTCTGCCGGCCCGAATGCAACCCTCGTCCGCTCTGCTGCTCCACCGGCATAAGGCGTATAGGCATCATCCGCGATCATTTCATCAAGAATGACTTCGCGTGTCGTTGCTCCCTGCGTGACGCGCCAAGGGCCGCTGTATCCACCCGTGCGGGTTGAAAGCTCGACATACCAGGGCCCAGCGCCGTCAAACACCACCTCGTCAGACAGCGTCAACACATTGCTGCCATCCTTGCCGGTGCCTGTATAAGCCACGAGTTCGGCACTGACCGACGGAAGCAGAAAGTCATGCACGATGGCAACCGTGTTACCAGGCGTGGCTATCTGTCCTTCAAGCTCACTTTTATGAGATCCGCTGATGCGGTGCCAGCGTTGCGAGCGAAGCATCTGCATGCCGATCTTCCAGGCCTGCAGCCTATCTCCCACTCCGGCAAGATCCACCCGGGCCGGCCTGAGCTGAGTGCCGCCCGGCAACGCACACCGCACTTGCTCAGACGTTGCTGTGTCGTTATCGCGATACCAGATGTCATAACAATCCGGCGCGCTTGAGGTCGGCAACGTCCATTCCATGGCAAGACTGCCACGCACGATGTTGCGCATGTTGTAGAACTGCCGGGGTATCCCTGCTGGCTTGCTGCGCACGATGCGGGCCTGCCCCCTCTGAGAAAACCACTGCGCATCACCCGTACGGGCGATCAATGTCAGTGCCTCTTTTGCCGTGCTCTGGCGATCAAAAACATAGTCGCAGTAGTACCCATCTACCGCCCACTCGGCATCTAGCGCATACAGTGCCGTGAGAGGAATTCGGTCGTCGGTAAAGCCGATCCCGTACTCATCGTTAACCAACACATCCGCAAATGCCCAGGCAATCGAGCGTGTGGCCACGGGCTCGACACTCCAGCCTGCCGACGGGCTCCAGGTGCGGACTTTGGCCGTGCCAGTGAAATTGATCTTGCGGCTGGATGCGCTGCTGAGTTGATCTGTTGCACGCATCCGCATCGCCAGTAGCGTGACATTTCCGTAGCGCTGATCTCCCGGCACATAGCCCCGCAACCCATACCAATCGATTTCATCAGCGGCACGCGTTGAGGTATCGCCCCCGTTGGTACGAATGACCCGCGCACGATAGCGGCCGAGTTCGACCGTATACCGAAATGAACGTCGCTGCGGCGTATTGGTGGCCGCTACGATGGATTCCGAAGCCAGTTTGAACTCATTGCCATCCGGCACCCAGGCTGCGCTGTTGGCATCCTGCTTGAGTCGCTGGATATAGATGTCGAAATTTGCAGCACGCGAATCCAGCCCGCCCTCATCGTTGGCGTAGTACATCCCCGCTGGCGCAACCACATCGAAAGCCAGCGCGTTCACCTCTTCATCGGTCAGAGCGAATGGGCCGACACCTGCGTTCGTGATCTCCTGCCCGGATACGATTTCGCTGGTGATGACACGTGTCGGGAACAGCGTTACCGCGCCTCCCGGCTCGATGATTTCCCAGGTAATGTCATTCCATGCTCCGGTCGCTTCGAAATAGCCATTACTCTTCAGCTCACCGACCAACTCCTGATCTTCGATATACAGCCGCTCAATCTCATAGCTACCCCAGCCGAGGCAGAAGAGTTGATACAGGTACTGGTCATTCCCGGAATATTCTCCGTAGGGCTGGGCGGCGAAATCCGGATAGGTATGCGGCACACGGCCATAGATGCGCGGAATCGGCTGGCCCACCCGGGCATAGTTACCTTGGGCCTGCAGGTTGTAGGTGGGCGACGGATTAGCCAGGCTCGCGTAACTGTCTGGCGTATAGACGTTGGGGGCGCGATAAAGAACCCCACCCACCAGCATCGCGGCCCCCATCTGCATCATGTAGGTGCCGACTGACGCCATGTAACCCCAGGAGACAACACTGAGGATGAAGCCGACCACGATCATCACAATCCCCGCAACGATACGGGAGGTTTTTCCGCCGCCCTGCGGCAAGGCCAGCATCAGGACATGATTTGCCGGTGAAATGCAGCGCTCGCTCCATTCCCTGCGGCTTATCCACTCGCCATCAATGCAGATGACCCAGGGCGATGCACCATTCGGTGCTATCGAACGCAGTTCGAAGGCCTGCTCGATGGTCTGCACAGACTCGATGCGCTCCGTCTGACAGTCTTCGAACGGTTCCCAGGGGCTTTTACTGATCGTGAGTACGCCCGTTTCAGGCGGCGGCAGCTCACGCACCGAACGCAGGATCGAATGATCTGTCATCGCACTGTCCAGAACTTGATACGGGAAAACAGCTCTTCGGCGTCAATGAAGGGGGTCCAGCTTGGGGCCCCCGCCGTCGAATTGCAGTGGAGGATGCCGCCGCCCTCAGTGCCAGCCCATACGCCAACATGCAGATCGCCCGGCCGATGCATCTCGACAATGTCGCCATCCGCTGGCGTTTCAGAGGCGTCACGAACGCGCCAAACCAGAGCGCACTCGTCACTCAGCACGGCACGGGCAACACCTTGCGCGATCTGTACGGACGGCAGCACGCGACCGAACTGCTCGCGCTGTACCAGACGTACGAAATGCCAGCAGTCGTAAGCCAACGGACCGTCGGCACCGAACGCCCACACCAGGCCACGCATCATGTAATGCTCGATCCAGCTCATACGGCTAACCCCGGGAAACGCACGGTGTCGTAACTCACGCTCGGAAAGGCCCGATTTGCTACGTTATCGAGCGTGGCGGTTGCGGTGATCTTTCCGTCTGCAGCGCTACAGGTCTGCAGTTCCAGTGTCAGCGGGCGATTCTGCGGTGCCGATTTGTCGGTGCTAAGGTAGGCACGATAGGTAATCTGGACTGGCGTGTCGGACAGTGCTGCAGACTGGATATGCTCCGTGATTGCCGTGCCGATGTTCGGAACGGTGACCGTCAAAGTCGGAGCAGTTCCCTCTTCAACGCTGGGCAGCGACAAGCCGAACTCGCAGCCAGTGAAGGGCTTGGCCTGACCCGGAAACATCGGCGCATCTGCCTCAAGTGTGCAGACGTGTTCACGCCCTTCGTCCAGCACGAAACGCAATGAATCAGGCAGTCCATCTTCGTCAACAAACGACGCATGACGAAATTCAATCGTATGCAGCACCACAACATCAGTGCGGGCGGTGGCGTAGGCTTCCGCAATAGCGTCACTCAGATCCATCAATCTCTCCATTCCAGCGTAGCGGACACGCGCCAGTGGTCGCCCTGTCGTTCATCCGAGAATTCCCCGCCCTTCACGCGCAGAGACTTGGCTGACCGCATGCCGTCAATGCGCCACGTGGCATCGAACCAGTCACTACCGGCATGCAAAGCAGTCTCGAAAAAGGTAATGAATTTGTCATACTGGTCTTGCGTGAATAGCCACTTCACAGAGACTTCCGAGTACCTGGAGGTAGTCACGCGCCGACTGCGCGGCGGACCGATTTCCATGTCGGTACTCTTTAGGCCAGTCAGGCGCTTTTTGCTGAACCCTTCGAGGATCGGGCCGGGCAGGTTGGCAGGCCATGTGCTCATGCTCAGTACCTCGCCTGATTGGCACGGGAGAGCGCGTAAGTGTTCTCCATCGCCCGGCTCACAACACCGGAGCCGCTGGAAATATCGCCCGCGATGGACTTCTTGATGCTGTCGACAAACACGCGAAGCTCCTCACCGTTGCTGCCCTGACTTTGCTCAGTCGTGCCGGCCTTGCTGGAATCCTCGATAACCTGGACCGTGACATACGGGCGTGTCGAATCGGCCGGTGACAGGTTACGCATCTGCTCAGGCGTGAACACGCCCTCGCCGCGTTTCGCAATGATCGGCACTTCGCCGCCAACCAGCCCGCCCGAGTGATAACGCGGCGCTCCGGCAAACACAGCGGGGCTGACCATCTTGCTGCCTGTATATGAGACCCCGGCGATACCGCCGTCATGCGCAGTACCACTGCTGAACAGGCCAGACACGAAACTCGCGCCCATACCATACAGACCGCCACTACCGTCACTGCCGAAAGCAGCACCCAGCAAGGCCTTCTTGATGAGCATTTCCGTTACTGTTTTAGCGAAGCTTTCCGCGAGGTCGCCGAAACTGGCATCTGCACCCCAGACAAAATCATTGATGGCTCCCGCCGCATCGTCGAATCCGCCACGGATCGACTCTGCAAACAATGCAGAGGAATCCGACGCCGTGCGCATCTGAGCAATCATTTCCTGCATGCCATCAACTGGTGTGTCGGCCCCCTTCGCCGGATCTACGCCCAGCACACCATGCAGCGCATCACTGTATTTTTCGGCATCGATCTGCCCGCTGGCGAGCGCGGCATTCAAACGTTCTATCTGGTCAATACGCTCCTGCTCTCGTGCCTTCGGCCCTCCGCTGAGCAACGCCTGCCACTCGCGTTCGCGCTGTGCCTCCGCTTCAGCCGCTGCGGCGAGCATTCCTTGATAGGTCGCATCCTGCTCCGCCAGTAACGCGACAGCCTTCTTCGTCGATTCGTTCTGCAGTTCAATGGCGGCATTGGATTGAAGCGCAGCGCGGGTGCGCTCCGCCTCGGCCTGGCTCATCTTGATAGTGCCGGCTTCCAGCCCGGCATTCAGTTCGTTGAGCTGGCGCTGGCTTTGGGTCAACGTGTTGGTTGCACCATTCGTTGCGTCGATCAGCGAACGCTGCATTTCCAGATCAGTATTCGTTTGCCCGATCTTGACGCGCCACCGGTCATAGTCGCTGATTGCCCCGGAGGTGGCAGACGCTACACCTTTGAGCGAAATGCTCGGCTTGGCCTCTGTCGAACCGCCAGCCAGCATCGTATTGATGTCGGAATCAACCTCCTGTTGCGACTTCCCGCCCAGCTGCGCACGCTCTTGCTGTTTGGCAATTTCGGCGTAGTAGTTGCGCTTGCGCTCCAGTTTCGCCAGCTCTTCATCCAGCGTTGCGAGATTGTTGCGTGCCAGGCGCACAGCAATATCAGCCTGCTCACGCGTGGGCATGCCAGCACCATCGCTATCGATGGTTTGCAGAAACTTGAGGCGCGATGCCCGACTACGCTCCAATTGCTGATCCAGCGCGGCAATCTGTTCCTGCGCCGTCTTGAAAGGATTGTCGGTGCCCAGATCGAACACACTATCCCAGAAACTAATACCAGACTTCTGCGCGGCAAGCATCTGGCTCTGGAATTCGCTCAGTTTCGGAAGCACAGCCTCAATCGCCGGGATCAGTGACGATTTGAAGCCTTGCGCCAGGCGGTCCAGATTGTCGTTGAAATCTCCAGCGCGCGCGGCGAGTTCCGCAGTGACCGGGTTCAGGCGCTTGCCTTCATCGATCATTTCCCGCATGTACTCTGAGCCTTTGGACAACGCGACGCCCATGGCATCACCACTACGGCCGAAGAGGTCCATCGAGACCCGCTGACGGTCTGCTACGGAGAGCCGGGGAAATGCGTCGGCAAGCTCGACAAGAGCCGATTCCGCGTCACGGGATTTAACACCGAGAGCATCGAACAGCGCAGTCTTGGCTTTGTCACCTGCGGAAGCGTCCGACAAGGCTACGTTGAATTTCTTCAGCGCACCGCCCATGTCTTCCAGCGAACCGCCGTTGAGCCTCAGGACGTGCTCCAGGCCAGCCAGCGTTTCGACCGCAACACCACTGCGCTCTCGCATGTCATCCAGTGCGTCAGCGCCGTCCAGCACCGCCTTGCCCCAGATGATCAAACCCGCTGCAGTCGAGCCCAGTCCGACGCTGCCCGCAGTGATATCGTTCAGGCCACCCCAGCCGGTCGAGAGCTTGTCCACCTGCTGGTCAAGCCCCTCCAGCCCGCGCTTTGCCGAGCGGATGGCGGCTGCCGTACGGTCTTCCCCCTCCAGTATCAGCTTCGCCTTGCTCTCAGTCATTCGCGATCACCTCTATTGCCGCCCGTTCCATGACACGTACATCCGAGAAAATCAGCTCGTGCCGCCTTGGGGCTATCCGCATCATTCGCATTGCACTCTCGACTGCGCTGTAATCCAGCCCGATTCCCGCCCTGCCCCCAGTTCGCCACTGCGTACGCACTGCCACGAACACCCGCACCGACGCCACTACATCAGGCCATAGCACCAAAGCCGGTTGCTCGAAGTCCTCAGGCTCAAACCCCAAATCTGCCAGGGACTCATCCAGCCGCCGCGCATACAAGGCCTGCGCGGCGGCTATCAGTTTTTTTGGCGGGCTCCGTGCAGTTCGTCGCGATAGCCGGTGAAGATGTCGGCCGCCGCGCGGGGATAACGCTTGAGAAGAAGCTGAAGTGAATCCGACGTATAGGGCTGCTTGATGCCTTTCCAGCCCACGATGATTTCGAACAGAACAGGGGCTGCTGCTGCCGGGCCTTCGGCTCCGCGCAAGCGCTCCAGCCACAAGGCATACGCGTCATGCTCCAGCGGCCTGAAAGTGAAGGTGACATCCCTCGCTTCAAGGCCCGGCCGATGCAGCTTGACCGCAGCATCAAACTCGGGCGTTGCGGTCAGATCGAAAAGCTCGTCGTTCATGCCGTCACCTTCACGCGAACAACACTGGCCTGCAGGGCATGCGTGAGCGACACGCTCATGGCCTCGCCCTTCTTGATGGACGGGATCTTTGAAAGCGAGACATAGCCGTTGTAGTAGCGCTCGATCCTATTTTTGGTACGAAACCGGATCGCAGTGACAACACGATCATCACTGGCGGCTTCCGCAATCGGATACCAAAGCTGGGTCGGGTCATCGCTCAGGGTGTAGCTGAGCGACGAAGCGCTGCGCGTGGTTGGTACCTGCTTTTCGTCGCCATCTTCTTCAAGGAAGGAGAAGCTGTAGAACTGCTGGTCTCCGCCACTGCTGGCAAGATCCATGATGCCGGTGATCTCCTGCCACTCGGAAATGACGCGAACACTTCCGACCCCCTTTCCTGCGGGGAATTTTTCGACCCGCGAGGTGTTGACCCCATCCAGCGTGACAGCAGCGCCCGACACCACGGAAACGCGGGTGACAACCTGATCCAGCCGGCCCCAACCAGAACTGATTTCCAGCACCTGCCCGACCGTAATACCGTGATCCTCGGGCAAGGTCAGCACGCATTGCGCTGCGTTGCTGGCCGCTTCGATTGCAATTTCAGGTGCATACGCGGCGGCAATGGAGACCGCCGAGCCGTCCGGAAGAGTAACTTTTGCCATGTTGACTCCTAGATTTGCCCAGTGGGCACAAGGGTTTTGAACTGATACGGCGCTATACGCCGCTGGTAGGTGTAGTCCGCCCCCACCGACTCACCCTGGCCGTATCCCAGCGAACGCGCCGTGTCGTCGCTAGTGGCTTCCATCAGCGCGGCGTTGTCTTGCAATGCGGCATGGGCCTGGAGGTGAAGCGCATCGATCTGCGCAGGATTCAGGGACAGGATGTGCAGCTCCAGCCGACAGACCCACTCGTCACTATCGAGCGTTCCCGACTCGCCAGGCTCCTGACTCGGATTGATTGCCAAAACAACTGGCAACTCATCAACGGAAAACGCCACATCGGCGGGCTGAACCGGCAAGCCGGCCTCTGACAACGCGGCGATGGCGAGTGAGAGAATGCTCTCCGCCGCCGTTCTCATACCGCACGCTCCAGAGATACGACCGCTTCTGTGCCATCGTTAAGCAGACTGGGCGGCGTACGCGTGAGCCAGTTACGGCCCGACACGTTGAGCCGCGTTCCGCGTGCGATCTGCGGCCACAGAGCAACCGGGTAGCGCAGGGTCGGCTCCGCGCTCATGATTTCGCCGCCGAACTCAAGCTGGCCAGCCTCTGTAAACATGGCGAAGCGCGGCGTAGATTCGCCGGAGAGAACAACTGCGTCTGCCATGTCGGCTGAGTAGAGGTCGGCCATGTCGGAATCAGAGAACATCAGCTCTCACCTTCGGACTTTGCGGCCGTCTTTTCGGTCGCCTTGGCTGCGGCTTCGGCGGCCTTGACGATATCTGCAGGCGCGGTCTTGAGGCCCTTGCTGGGGTCATCTGACTTTGCCGTATAGAGGGCGCGCCCTTGATTGACTAAGCCGTGCGCCGTCTGCGTGGCCGGATTGACGAGTGCGCCTGCGGCTTCGATGACGCCGCCCCGGTCGTCGCCGTAATTGACGACGGTGTTTTCGAGCAAAAGGATTTTCATGGTGTCTCCGGAAAGGTCTGCGGTAATCCGTGGCCCGCTTCACGCAGGCCACGGATCAGGCTCAGGCGGTGGTGATGTCTTTGCTGATCGCGAAGCTGGCGCCCCGACGAACCGCAACGTCTGCGTCTTGCAGAGCCACCACGCGCTTGCCGCCCGATGTCGCTGCGGCGTAAGGGTCCAGCATCAGATCCAGCCCGCCCCACAATCCGACAAGCAGATCGGCCCAGTTGCCGAAGGCCATGCCGGAACACACGCTGGCGCTGGTGCCCTTGGTGTAGTCGCTCTTGACCTGATTGCTGACGTAGGCGTCATAGCCGTTAAGCTCGCCCACGCCATTGCGCGGGTCACGACCCGGCTGCCACAGTTCCTTGCCGGAGTTCGCCCACTTTTCGATTACCTTGCCCGCACCGCGAACCTTGGAGTTCGTGAGGTAGGCCAGGCGGCCCGCATCGGCGTTTGCATTCGCAACGGCTGTTTCGAACTCGACAGACTTGGCCCAGCTGATCGCGCCGCCGTTAGTGCCCATCACGACCGCCCCGACGCCTGAGGCGTTGAATAGGCCCGTGGGCTCATTGCTGGAGCCGGAGCCATTGAGCGCCGCGAAGTCCAGCCCCAGGGCGATGGCCAGGGCGAGTTCGGCGCGCACGAATGCTTCGACATCAATCGACGATTGCAGCAGCAAGCGGCGCGAGAAGTCGGTATAGGTGCCGACGGTCTTGGGGGTCAGCGTAACCTGGTCGAAAGTGGGCTGGCTTTCGGTCGGTACGCCGCTTTCTGCCACCCAGTAGGTGCTGGCGCCGCCGGTCTGGCGCGGGATAGCGACGTTGCCCGAGAGGTCGCTCAGCACCGTGGCGCCCATTTCGAACACACGGCTACGCGCACGCAGCAGGTCGATGAAGCTGGAGGCCAGCAAGTTGGTTGCAACGAGATTACCGCCCGCCGATGCGGTGCCGACTACCAGATCGCGGAGCGCTTGCGAGCCGGCGCCGCCGCTCATGGCGCGGGCGATCAGGGCTTCAGCGGCGCCACGCGAGCTTGCGATGCTGGCACGAAGTACGTCCGGCGCGATGGTGATGCCGCCCTCGCGCTCTTTGGGCATATCCATGCGCTTGGCTCGGGCGGCCTCGGAGACTTCCAGTTCAAAACCTGCGGCTTTGCGGAATTCCGTGTTCAGCGGGTCTTGAGCTACAAGCAGCGCTTTGCGGAACGAGAACTGCTCGACCTCGCGCTGGCTCATGCCGATGTCACGGCTTTCGGCGAATTCAACCGACTTGCCCGGGTTGATCTTTTCGAGCACTGTCTTGCGGAAAGCATCAACCGAGGTGCCCTTGCCGATAGCGCGCTCAGCGATATCTGCCATGCCGTGCTGGCGTCCCAGCGCACCGATCTCGGCAATGCGAGCACGCTCGTTAGCGAGTACGTCTTCGACTTTGACGGTGGGTGCGGCCGCGCGGACCTGACCTGCTGCCGGGGCGCCGTTGTTTTCTTCGTCCATGGTTTTCTCCAGAGAAGGATTTCCGGCGATGCCGGTGTGTGCTGCGATGTTGAACACGCGATAACGCTGGTTCGGGGAGTCCTCCCGCGAGCGCCCGAGGCCGACAGTTGCGTCGGCCGGGATATCGACAAGAGAGATTTCAAAGGGCGTCCAGGATGTGACGCGGTAGTCATCCGGCTTGCCTTCGCCGTTGGCCTTTACGAGCGTGCGCTCGTTGATCGTGTAGCCAATGGAGACGTTGCGGACGAGGTCGTCAAGGATGTCTTGGCGCAGATCAGAGAGCGCTTCGCGACGGCTGAGGGTGATGTCTGCCTCAAGTTTTTTGCCGGTGAGCCAAGCCTTTTCAACCTTGCCAATCCCCGCCAAAGGCGTGTTGCCGATAGCGGTATAGCGGTCGTGATTGCCGAGAACTACCGCCCCACCATTCAGCCGAGTCAGATCAACCTCGCCATCCTTATGGCCTAGCGTTTCAACCCAGGCTTCGTCCCACCACGACTGGCGCAGATAGGGTTCTTCAGACGAAACGGAAAGACGCAAGTGCATCAGCCCGTCATCTGCCTCACCGGGGATGGCTTCACGAATCGTGAGCGAGGCAGGCAAGCTCCTGTGCAGCACACCTTCCACCCGCTCACGACGCTTGTTCTCTTGATCGGTACGCTTACTCATGATCACTCCTTGTCCGCGTCATCGGCGGCATCTTTCGGGTTGTCTTGTTGCTCGGCGGGGTCAGCCGGGTCTGGCTCGTTGGCCTGCGCGGTTTGCTGCGGGGTGGCTTGGCCGCCGATGGGGCCAAAGCGCTTTTCCCACTGCTCGATTTCGTCGGCAATTTCGTCGGGGTCTTCGCCCAACCCGGTGATGATTCGCTGCGGGCTGGTGAGCCGGTTCTTGAGGTTAATGTCGTTTGAATTGGCCTCTTTCAACGGGTCGATACCCACCCAGCGGCGCTTGATCCACGCGGCACAATCCAGCGCTTCGTCATAACGATTGGCGGGGAAGCCGGCGAGCAGCGGCGAGGCAAGCAGACCGAACTTGAGCGCCTGAGCGAAGACGGCTTCGGGGCCAGCTTCGGCGATGGTCTCCTGCAGCAGCTTGAATACTTCGCGTTCATCCAGAACGCCGACACGGGCGCTGCTGAAATTGACGGCTTCGAGGTTGTTGCCCGCTGTTGCGTAGCTCATGCCAACACCCGCAGTGAAACCTCGCAGGCATTCCTTCACGTACTCGCCATAGTTGATGTGCGGGAAGGCACTATCGTGCGATTTGAAGTCATAGCCCTGAGGGATGACGTCGTACTGACCCGGCGCAGTGGTGGCGAACTTTTGCGCAGAATCCTTGATGATCTGGACCTCGGCAGCGCTGAGCGTACGGCCGGCGCGCTTGGCGTCGTCCAGCGCTTGGCTGACGATCTGATCGGCGAATCCGGGCGGCGCATCGCCATTGGGCGAAACGAAGAAGCCGACGCGCTTGGCGGCATTGCTGGAGGCCACTGCGGCGGCCTCTTCGAAGTCTTTCACCAGAAACAGGCGGCGCATGCCGGCCACGATCCAGGGCATGCCGCGAAGCTGGCCGGCTTCTTCTGTGATGAAGAAGTGATTGATCTCTTCAGCGGGGATACGGATGCGACGCTGATCGCCGTAGCCGGTACCGGCGTAGTCGGCCACATCTGACTTGGCACGCAGCCAATAGGCCGCAGGCTTTCCGTCTGCATCGATCTCGACACCCATGCGGATGTCACGCCCGCCGTAGGTGCCGCGATAGGTCACGTCCAGCGATTGCGGATCAAGGATCTGGATCTGGAAGCCGAGCGGGCCACGCACCGGCAGGTAGCGGAACAACCATTCCCCATCGCGCGCGAGGTGATCCAGTAGCAGCTGCTCGCACTCCCGCCAGGTGAGTTTGCCCGTGACTTCGCAGTTGCCGCGCTTACCCCACTTGGACCAGAAGGATTCCGCCGCGTCGTTAAGAAGTTTGTTTGCTTCGCCATTGCGCTTCTTGAGGCGCATCTGCAGGCGCATGCCCTGCGGGCCAAGCACGTTGTGGCGCAGCTGGATCTGGAAGCGGCGCGCCCAGTCGTTGTTGCGCGAAAGGCTGCGCGAGCGAGAGACGAGCACGGCACCGCCACGCTCGATGTCCTGATTCAAGCTGCCGGTGTGAGTCGCCCAAGAGCTGGTCCAGGCGGGGGTGTCGGCAGCGTCAAAGGCGCGAGTGGCAATGCGGTCTGCCGCCCGACTCACAAATGCTTCGAGCTGCTGACGCTGCTCTACAGCGCGCACGGCTTGCCAGTTGCTAAGCACTGCGCTGCCCGGCGTGCGGCAGCGGTCGAGAACGAGTTCCCATTTGCTCGTGCTCATTACATTCGCACCATCACGCGAGACCCGCCGCCAATGCCGATGCCGGCGGTGAGGTTTTGCGCTGCTTGGTCAGAGCGGGCCTGGGCGGCGTAGTAGTCGCGTAGGCGCATCAGATCAGGCAAGGGGTGATCTTTGATGCTGCGATCCCCGAGAGCCTTTTCGCCGGCCCAGCCCTTGCGGCCCGACAGCCAGGCGTCAATAGCTTCGACGATTTGCTGGGCGGGCGTGCGGCCGTCCAAGTTTGCAGTTGTCGTCAGATCTGGTAGCACGCTGAGCGTAGACGTGTGCACTGTGATTCGCTCAAGCGCTTCGTCCGCGCCCCACTCAACGTAGCCGACGAGTGTGTATTCGCCCGCTACGTAGAGTGAGGTCGCGGAGACGGACAGGGAGACCGCGTAGTCATCTCCCTCCGCACTGGCCGCGATGCTGTGAGCCGAACCGCCCGCTCGCGGCACTAGTCGATAGTGCAGCTGCCAGCCCGCAGACGCTGGATGCGCTGCGAGCGACTTGGTCCAGCGTGCGCTATCTCCTGCGCGTAAAGATGTGGGTTCGGCGGTGTTCATGCCAGGCATCTTGCCCGGCATGGCACTGACATTTACAGGCTAAAAATGTCAGTGAGTAAAAAGGAAAGCCCGCTTGCGCGGGCTGGTTCTGATTGTCGTTCAGATGTCGATGTATTTATGCGGCGAGTTTTCGCAGGTACGGCTTTGCCCATGTGATATCAGCCGCTACTACGCCTGCCGCAAAAGTCGCGATGCACTGAAAATTATTGCTCGTATCTGCAGCAGAAAGTGGCGCAGTAACGATTGTCCTCGCTACGCCTGCAAGGCCGCGAGATGTCGGGTACAGCGTGACAGAGGTCGACGGGGTCACTGCGGTGTCACAGCTAACTGACAAACTCCGGAGGTTCTGCGCCCCGGTGGCAAGACTTACTGCGGCCCATGCTTCGTATTTATCTCCGACTGCGCCGCTGTACGTCGCAGCGTTGCTGAAATTAACCACTCTATTAGCTGTTGAGTTTGTGCCGCCAACAATAATGTTTTGCGCATTCGCCCCCAGGTACGTCGTTGCAGAGCAAGCGGCGGACATTGTTGAGTCATTCGATGCGACGGTCCATCCTGTCCTTACGACTCCCGTAACCAGAGTTCCGCTCAGTCCGCCAGCTGTTCCATTAAGCTGCGGATTGTCTGCAGCAAGAAGCATGTTGCTTGCGTCGAGATACAAATCGAGCAGGTTGCCTGAATTCATGATCTCGGCTTCGATTGCCGCTGCCGCATCCCCGATTACTATCGCGCCGGCCGCATTTGGATGCAGGCCGTCGACAGTGTGAAGATCGGGATTCCAGACATCCTCGACACTCAGAATTTTAACGCGGCCGCCATACTCTGCAGATAAAGCAAAAAGCGCGGCATTAATAAGCAGCCGATCATTCTTGCGTGATTCTGATAGCCCGAGGAATACAGAGTCATTCCTCGGCATGATTGCGCGAATAATGACGTACCTTACTCCGCCGTTAAAATAGTCAGTCAACATGCTGCGATAATTTGCGGCGATCGCATCCGGAGTTAGTGCGGTTCCGGTCAAATCATTAGTCGCGCAGCCGATTGTCAATAGCTCAGGAGCAAGCGCCAGTACTGCTGCTGTACGGGCTGCAAATTGCGAAGTTATCGTGCCGCCAACAGACACGTTACTTCCGTAGGGATAATAAATCCTCCCGTCATTCATCAACTCAGCAAAGAACTGCCATCTCGGACCGCTACTGCCGGCGTCTATTGAGTTGCCATTCAATACCGCACAGGCATTTAGCGAGAGCTTCTGTAACACAGGTGCCCCACTTCCGTTGATTCGGATAATGCCGCCAGCCGTCTTTTCATGCAGCGCCACCGGTACGATTCCCGACGCACTTTTCAAGTGAAGTGCTGCATTTACCAGCCCAGCCGTGGTTTTGATCTGGAATGCCACGGTCACGCCTCCGGAGAGATAAACAGCGTGCCGGTCGGGTATGTCGCCGTATTCGTGTCGGTGGGCGTTTCATTCATGTCGACAATCGTGCCGTTAAATCCAACGCCCCCCGCTGCCGACTGCGTGGCATACACCGGGCTCCCCTTATCTTTTGCGAGAGCTTCCCGGGCGGTATATACGGCGCAAGCCTCACTGACGTACATCGCCGCAGTCGCGGCATCGGTTGTCAGCGTATCGCCAGCTACTTTGAGCGCTCCGGCATGAAATTTCGGTGAGATAAATTTGATGGTGGCGCTCATGGCAATCTCCGGTCAGTCGGGTGGCATCGTTGCGCAGACGATGCCACCATGTGGCCTGACATTTACAGGCCGAAAATGTCAGGAGGCTTCGGGCTCGCCAGACAGGGTTTTGAGCAGGGCGCGATATCGATACACTTGACGCTCTGTGAGCCCGAGGCGTGCCGCAACTTGAGTCGCGGTCATCGTTGGGAGAGACTGAATCGCTTCCAGTCGGGCACGCTTGTCCGGTCGAGAGCCGACGTAGATACGATCAGCTCCGTCGACCAGGTGCAGCCCGATTGAAAGGTCAGGCTGCTCAAGCACTGCGCGCACTCGCGCTGCTATCTGCTCGCCCTCGCTGTGGCTGATGTTGCCCTTGATCGTGATGACGAGAGTGCGAGAGTTATCGGTTTGCACGTTGAGTGCTCCTGAGTCTGTGAATCATTGCGAGATAGCTGGCTTGCGAGCCAGCGGGCGATGTCTCTTCCGGGTCTACCGGAGTCTGTGTAGACGTGTGCACGGGATCGCTTGCCGGCTCTTGGGGCTCGGATGGAACGTCTGCTGATGCAGGTAAAAGCAGGTCGGCTTGCTTGATCTGCATTTCGATCAGATCCCAGTCCCAAGGCTTTTTCAGATGCAAGCGCAAATTTCGAGAAAGCCAAGTGTCATAAACAGTGCAATCCAGGCACTCGTTTCGACGATCTGTGCGCGGCTTCCATTCACGAACGCGGGGGTTATGCCGGTGCGGGATCTTGATCTCTGAGAGCAGCTGCTCGTAAAAATCATCACGCACGCCCTTGTACCAGTGCATGCGTCCCGGGCCGTTGCCCTGCAGGCGGACTTGCCCACCCTGCTCGCTCCAGCCCAGGATCAGGTCTTTGGCTTTTGCCGTTCCGACGATATTGGTCTGTACGCCGGCTTTGCTGGCTTTTGTCGCTCTGGCATTGGGATCTATAGAGCGCGGGGGAGACCAGATTTCAATTCGGCCGATGGAGTCCGATGCGCCCTTTACTGCGTATACCGGGCGCCCCGGCTGATTGTGTTTGCGCACAAACGCATAAACCGCTTCTGATGTCGTGCCGTCTGAGCTGTCGATTGCGATGCCTGCGAAGCGCAGCTCAGCGCCGCTTGCGTGCCGGACACGGCGCATGAGCATGATGTGCTCAAGCTCAAGCCAGGCGCCCGCATGCGGCACAAGCGTAGATCCGTAAAGCTCGCCCCAGTAAGCGAGCCAGCGCTCGTCGCCGCGACCCGCCACCCAGCACGTGACGGCAAGGCGGTCATGCTGCACGTCGACGGTGAGCTTCGGAATCAGGCCGCCAGCCGGGCAAGTCCATTCGTCATAATCTTCTGCGCGCTCGCGCAGTTCGTCTTCTTCGGGTAGCTCGCCCTTGTATTCCCACAAGAGACCGCGCGAGGAGTTCCAAAAGTTGATCATTTCGGACGTGTCGCCACGATCCATCAAATCTTTTGCGCGCAAGTACTTTTCTGCCAGCACCGGCACGTAACTGCCTTCGAAGATGCTCTGCAGCTCGTTGTAGTAGTAGCCGATATCAGGCGATTCGGCAGTGGCTACCCAGCCGTAATCAGGGTATTCGCCGGACGCGGCCCGCAAGATATTTGCGCAGCGCTCTTCGTTGGTCCATGTGCAGCCGCAGTGCGGGCAAGCGTAAGTGGCTTCTTCCCAGCGGGCACGACCGTAGACGTCGCGCATCGGGTAGCGTTCATCGATATCCGGGGCGCGCAACTCATCATCGCTGAGGCTTAGGCCCGGGATATGCACGTAGTCCCAGCTCAGGTCATGACGTTCGTCGCACTCATGGCAGGGCACCATAAAACGGCGCTGGTCAGTAGTGCGCATTGCTTCTTCGACTTCAGAGGCCCCCTTTGCAGTGGGCGTGCCGCCGATAATCATGAGGCTGTTGCGGATGGTTTTGAAGCGCTCGCGCAGCATGGCAATGGCTTTGCCTTGCCCCTTCACATTCTTGCTGGTGTCGTCAGGCTCCTCGACAATCACGACTTTTGCACTTGTCGATTTCACGTCGGCTGGCGAATTTGATGCAACGAACTTGATCAGGCCGCCGGGGTAATGCTTGCGCGTAGCGCTGTTTCCTGCCGCTCGCGAGAGCAGCTTGATCCGGGTATTCAGTACGGATGTTGCGCGCACCATCGGCGAGAATTTTTCAGCGTCGAAATCCTTGGCTGATTTATCGCGCGGGAACATCACGACTTGCACAGCGGGCTTCCAGTGCGTGTAGTACCCGAGCGTTGAGCAGATCGGGCCAGCCGTCCAGGTAATCTGCGCGCTCTTTTGACCGACGATGCGACGCACTTTCGGGTTGCCGATCTGCGACAGAATGCCGCGCATGACGGGTGCGTTCGCAGTGCGGAACGGGGCTCCGCCGAAATCTTCGGATTCCTCTTTGCTCAGGTGGCGGAATTGCTCTGACCACTCAAGCGCGTTGAGCGGAGGGCGCGGGCGCAGCTCAGCGAAGCAGCGCGCGAGCATCGCATCAAGCGCAGCTGTAGCCCAGCCTTGAGACAGCAAGCCCGCGTGAGCATTCATGCGTCAGCATCCTCGTCGATTTGGTCTGCGGTCTGCCAGCTCGCGAGGCGAGTCAGAAACGCGCCAAAGGCTTCTTCCAAAATCCTCTCTCCCTCTTCTGTACTCTTGCCCTGCAACTGGCGCACAAGCCGCGCCGGCTGGTCCATCCATTGCTCACGCGCCAGCACAATTGCGGCCTTGATCTTTGGCTCAAGCTGATCAGCCGGGATAAGCAGGCCGCGCCGCTCGGCGTTGTCCATCTCGATGGCATCGGCTTTCACGCGCGAGAGCCGGTCTGCAGGGGATTCGCCGCGCACTTTTTCTACTTCGCGACGCACGTACCAGTCGATGCACTCGGCGGTTTCAAACTGGCTCGCCACGCCGGGCCGGCCGCGCTCAGCAATCGGCATGCCCTGGTCCTGCCATTCATTGATCGTCTTCGGCGCCACGCCAAAAACGCTCGCAATCTGCTCTTGTCCGGAAACTCGCACGACTTACTTACCTCCCTACAAAACCCAGAACTAAAAAAAACATGGGGTACGAATTGCCCGTGAGCAGGTGACCCCGGAAGGACCCGTGACTAAGCCTTGATGCTTGAGCTTGCCTCCCATGCCTTCCTCCAGGCCGTTGGGAAGCGGGCTTCGATTGACCTCTCGCCCACCTGAAAGAAGTGATACCGAGCCGAGTACTTAACCCCTCGCACAAAGATCAGCATCGGTCTGACGCTGCGACCAAGCCCGCCCTTCTCTACCTTCCAGATGCCCGGCACCAGCCCGCCCCGCTTCTTCTGGACCACGATGTATTCCATGCCCTTCTTCTTTGCGGACCCCTTAGCCATCTTTGCGCGGGTAGCTGCCGTTGAGTTCTGCGTACTGCCAGCCAGGTAGAACGCCTGAACATACGAAAGAATCTTCACGATCTCTGCTCTGCTCATGTTCCCGCTTGAGTCCAGAGGGGCTGAGTTGCCTGGCACGGCATACATGCCGGCCGGTAGGATTCCGATCCGGCGCAGCATGAATTCGAAGCGCTTCTCAACCCGAGCACCGCCGAAGATTTGCGGATGCAAATAGTGTTGTTTGCGGTCGTCATAGTTGTTCTTCAGCCATACCACTGCCTGCAGACGCGCTGGCGTGGCCCGCTTCAGGTACAAGCTGTTAAGCGTGTAGCGGGTGGGCATGTGAAACACGCTCTTCATTTCGTCGATCAAATCCAGACGCGTACGTGATGCTGTTTCATTCAGTGCATTTGCCATTGCAGCTTGAGCACGCTTCGTGTTCTGCCGCTCGAAATCCTTGAATGCGTCTGAAAAGTTGTTGCGGATGCTTAGCGTGAACATCACTCAGCCCCTATGCCGTGACGGTTCCGACGCGGCGCGCGGCGCTGTACCGCGATCAGCGCCAAAACCCGCGCCGTTTCCTCTGCAGCCCGCTGATCCTGCTGTGCGATAGCGATGCCGGCGTATTCGTCGAGGAATGCCGCCCAGCTCGAAAGGCGTGCCCTGTCCCGCTGCTCAAACGCATCCGCGATGCCTTTGCACGCGTCTGCAAGATCCTGCTCGCTCCAGCCCTTCTGCTTGCTCAGCACCGGCGCGGCCAGCTTGAACAGCACGCGCATCTGGTCTTTCGATCTGATCATGGCGTTTCCCGAGGTTAGGAACGTGGGGAAGAGGTTAGGAGCGTTGAATCCCGCTTCACTGAAGGCTGTTCCTAACCTTCCTAACCTTCCCAACATTGAAATGGGATTGAGTGCGCGCGCGAGCGTGGGCGCACGCCCGCCCCCCCGCCTGCCTACGTGTGTACGTGTGTGTGAGCAAAACAGGTTAGGAACGTTAGGAAGGTTAGGAAACGCCTTGCGTAGAGCGGGTTTCAGGATTCCTAACCTCTTCCCCACGTTCCTAACCTTGACGCAATCAGAAAGCGGCATAGTCGCCCTCCGATAGCTTCGCGCTGGGTGCAATCGACACCGGCTGATCGCTTTCTGACGACACCTCCTTCTTAACGGGAGGCCTGTACCAATAGCGGATCATGCCGTTGCGTCTTTCCACACGCGTACAACCCAGCTTGCGCAGAGCAATCCCTGCGCGAGTCTGCATATCTCTTGTGAGCTTGCTGGCATCCAGCCCCAAGCCCTTCATAAGCGCCGTGGCGCTACTGAAATCTTCGACCTGGTCATACACCCAGTCATGCAGTGCATCGACCAGGCTCTCCGGCATCTCGCGCTTGAGCTGTTCAGGGTCGAAAAGATCGGCCTGCTGCTGCGCCGTGGGGTGATAGCGCTCCCCGGCCAGATACGCCTTCAGCGCTTCAGCGAAGAGCTGCGGGCGAGCTGCGCGTAGCCCATCAAGATGGAACTCATCTGCGCAATCCACAGGCCAGAACCGCCGCCCGCCGGTCGGGTCCTTGTTCCACTCCCAATCGTTGGTCGTCCCGCCGAAAACCACCTGCCGCTGTACCGTCACATCGCGGCGGGCGTAAGGAGGTCGATACTTGTCGGCCTGCCGGCTGAGAAAGCTTTTTTGCCGCGTAGCTTCCGCACGAGCCACCGACCCCAGCTCCGCGAACTCATAGACCCACACACCAGCCAGCGCTGCCATGGCGTCCTTGTTATTCAAATCAAGATCGGTATCGGCGTACCAGTCACCGCCAAGAATGCGGAACGCAGTCGATTTCCCCCTCCCCTGCGGCCCTTCCAACACCAAGCAGTAATCAAACTTCACGCCGGGCTCCATCACCCGCGCAACCATGCCAATCAGATACCAGCGCGACACCAGCCGCGCATAAGGAGTGTCCGGTACGCCCAGGTAATCGATAAGCCACATATCCAGGCGCTCAACATCGTCATGCGCGGGCAAGCTGCGCAACCAGTCACGCACCGGGTGCGACGGGTTTGCTTTAGCAACAACCTCCACCGCTTCAGCTACGCGGGCGCTTGAAGGCGTAATGCCTTCACTGCGTGTGAGCCAGATCGCTGCCCGTGAATCGTCGGCCGACTCCCATTCACCCACGGCACCACCGTAAAACGGCGGCACCTTCAGTTTCATCGTGCGGCAAGCAAACTCGTCGTACGAAAGCACCCCATGCCACTCAGGCCTATTCATGAGCATGTCATGGACGTTTGCAAGGCAATCGTCCAGCACGCCCTTTTTCCAGAACAAACCATCGCGCCACAACTCGTCATCATCAGGCTCAGGCCGAGGGCCACCATCGCCCGCGCCAGCCTGTTCAGCGGGGGACGCCACTTCCGCCGCTGCTGAAGGCACCTCCTGGGCAGCTTCCGGCGCTACACAGATCCGGGCTTGCTGGCGCACCCAGACTGCCAGATGCTCACCCTCGCAGCCTTCGCTGATGAAATCCGCCACATCCCAGCCGCCCGCCACTTCGCCCGGCGCGGGAATCAGCACATTCCAGAGCTTGCAGCCAAAGGGTGCGAGGATGTTCCGCACCTCTGCCATTGCCTTTACGCCCGGCTGTTTGCACTCGGGCAAGAGCGGCTGCGCAAGCGGATCTGCCCCCGCCTCGACTGCCTCCTTCGAAAGCTTCTCCCGCTGCGCGTCGCAATCCGCCCAGGTGATGACCTTACGGCCCGCCAGAGGCGACCAATCCGCCTTTGCTACCGCCTTGCCACCACCCGGCCAGGTCACAACCACCAGATCAGGCAACTGCAGCCTGGCAGCATCGCGACACTTCTCCCCCTCAACGACCAACACCGTCGCGTCGGGGCGCGCGGCCAGATCCTCCAACCCATACAACGGGCGTGGCTCAGGGAACCCCACATTACGCCAGCGGCATTTACCGCTCTCAACATGCCGGCACCACGTGAAAGGAACAATTTCCTTGCCGCCATCGCTCTTCGCGTAGCGGTCGATATACCCCAGCAAACGCCCTTCCGTATCACGATAGGCCCAGCGGGATTCGGGCACGCCGCGGAACTCATGCGCACGCGGCACAGAGTCCGCATCGTCTGGCACCGGCAGCACCGGCAACCAGTTGCCTGCGCTCTTTTTCTCTACCGGCGCGGCCTTATCTACCGGGGCAGGCCCCGGCATGCTCGCTGGCTTGTTCCCCGTCCTCCCCGCTGATCTGTTTGCCCGAGTACTCTCCCCTTCCGGCAAGAGCGGGTCCAAGCCAAGCTTCGCCGCAAGCTCGCGCACCGCCTGTCCCTGGTCGTCATTACAGAAGATGAACGCATACAGCGAAATCAGATCCGCACCACCATCATCAGACGCGAAGTCGGCCCACACCCCCTTAACGAGACTGACCGAGAAAGAACCGTCATGCCGGTCTGACCGGCGCGGGTTGCATGCTTTCCATTCCGCACCCACCTTGCGACCGTCAGACAACCATTCCGGCACAAGGCGCTCGGCACTCCTGAGTGCTGCAGCAGCAATCTTTTTGTAGTCGTAGTCAGCCAACTGCGCCGCCCCTTGAATTAGCTACGCACATCACTCGGTGCGAAACACAGGGCGCGCAGAATCCGCAGCTTCTTGTGCGGCTCTCGCTATGCGCTGCAGCGCTTCAATCTCTTCATTGACCTCGCGGGCCAATGCTGCGACTTCGCGTTGCGTCACCCGGTTATCGGCCAGAATCTCGCTCAGCAACGACGCAACGTCGCCGTGTTCCTTCTGCTGCGCGAGCATTTCAGCCAACAGCGACCCCGAATCCTGCTGCGCCTTGAGAAATACCCCGCCGAGCTGCGCGGCCATCGCGTGAATGATCCCAACATTGCCGCTGGCAAGCATCAGCGTCATGGCTTCATCGAGCGACAGCACGTTGCTTGCCACATCGGGCGTCACCTTGTTGCGCAGCGTGCCCGCTGTCGTTTTGATCGCCGCCGCTGCAGAAGCGAGGCCGCCGGGGAAGTCGTACGCCGCCGAATGCACGGCAAGCTCAAGCTGATTCATGGAACCCCCATTCGTTTCGCATGTGACGAGGCTCATCAGCCCCGTCATCATTCGCCTACACCAACAACTCTTCGCAGATCCCGCAAATGCCGAACCCCGCTCCTGCCCCCAAACTCGCCGCCGCTGTGCTGCTGGCTGACGAGCTGGCTTTTCATCTGATGCTTGAGTTTCTTGCCCGCTCAGCCCCAGGCTTCGCGGACTACTTCCTTTCTGAAGCCGGAAAACTGATCGACACGGGCCTGATGCCTGAGCCATCCCGTAGCGCCCTCGCAGACCTCCGCGACCACGTGACGTACTGCGCCACCCTGCCCCGCTGAAGGAGGCCGCCCCAATGCCGGTAGAATCGAGTTTCCACACACAACACCACCGCCAAGGGAACGGCCATGACTCGCTACGCCTGCAACACCCAACAAGGCCTCTTTGTCATCTTTCAAAACCAGCATGGATGGAACATCTGGTTTGATGGCGACGTGATCGACGGCCCATTCCCGAGCGCCCAATCTGCCGCAGAAGACCTTGCCAACGGTCATACCGCCTGGCCCTCATTCGGAGACCCATCCACGCTCGGCATCCCTGAAGACATCGGCGAATGGATGCGCGCATAACGGGCAATCACCCACAAGCACGCACGGCCCAGCCATCCGCGAAACACCCACGGGAACAAGATCAGCGCGCCTGCGCCGGCCAACCAGCAGAAGTCAGCCGCACTGAGCTGCACGCGAACCACTTCGCCCGATTCGTGGGTGAAAAAAAAGCGCACCGAACCGTTTTTCGTGCCGTACCGGGACAACAACCGGGGCTTGATAAAGGGTTCGCTCTTTCGGACATTTATGCTCATGCTGGAACCTCCCATGCGAACACGTAAGAACTGCTCTGCAAGCACCTTGCAAAGCCCAGCCGAGAGCTTCACGGTGCATAACCCGGCATCACCGTTGATCGTGAGTTCCGCCCCCGGCTCATCAGGATGCGTACTAACAAAAGCGATAAGCAGCGACTCAGGTGCTGGCAGCGCTTCAGAACGATCCGGCATTTGCTCCCAGTCGGGCGGCAGGATGTGAGTAATCATCGCGAGACCACGTCGCTTTCTGCGCCAGTCAGAGGCTGTGATTGCCCGCATTGCTGGATGAGATCGCTGCCGCCCGGACCGATGCCGGCACCAGCCCCCTCAAATAGATCAGGGCGCTTGGCACGGATGAAATTCAAATGACCGCGAGGAATCCCGTTTCGACGCCATTGCGAAACAGCACCTTTGCTAACCTCGCATAGCAGTGCTGTCTCTTTAGTACCTCCCAGACCATCAATAATCCGACTTGCGTTCATGACGGGGAGTATAGAACGCTAAACCCGATGGATGCAAGCACTCTAAACCGCATGCCGTTTAGACTTCTAAATGTGATGAGCACAACCGCTGAACGAGTCGAAAAGATGATGGCCGCCCTTGGCAAGGACCAGCCGGGCTTCGGCGCGCTATCCGGCGCATCAAAGAGTGTCGTCAATCAGTGGCTGTCCGGAGAAATCAAGTCCATCAGCGCTCGCTACGCTTTCAAATTGCAGCGCAGCACTGGATTTAGTGCGGAATGGATTCAAACAGGGGAAGGCCCCCAAACCATCGCAGCAGGCCTCCAGGCTACCAATAGCCAATCCGCTGCGTTAGAGCCGGAGCAGGCTGAGGTCTTACATCTGTTCGAGCGATTCACCCCATCTCAAAAGAAGGCGCTGATATCGCAGATGCGCGAAATGGCCGACGATAACGAACGTCTTTTCGAAGAGCTCTCCATCTCTCGCAGCAAGAACGTTCCGGAAAACAAGCCAGGATTCCGCCTGGGCGGCGCAATCGTTGAGAATGCAACAACGTCCGGGAAGCGCACCAAAAAGGCGTAGGCACCACATGCCCGAAAGGGCGAGCCCCGCGAATTTGTCAATTGCTGTGATTTTTCGCAAATCCGCCTCATCACCCCTCTGTAATGTCGACAAAAAAAGGCCCGCTTGATCGGCGGGCCGGTGATTGTCGTCACAACTGCCAGCAATGGCAGCAGCAAATGAATCAGTGCTGCGGGGTCTTAGCAACAGCCCCATCGAGCTCAACACCAAACCGACGCGGGGGCGTCGTTTTGCGAAACATGGGAATCATATCAATCCTGCCGATCAGTAAGAGACCGCATCAAGCGGCCGGCACCGGCATGGGCGTCATTCTTGAACCGCTCAGTCCGCCCAGCAAGCAGCCAACTCGTCTCCAGCGGGTTGCCTTTCGCGCCCGTCGGCCACCACATGATCAAAACGCCCTCCAGCCTTCCCGCGCGCGCCATCGTCAGCACATAGACCAACGCCTGGATGCACTCACGCACATACACGCCCGTTACATCAAGTCTCGAAATCTTCACCTCAATCGCCACCGCCAGAGTTAAAGACTCTTCATTTACCTTAATCCACAGGAGGATTCATGCGTTATTTCGCAATATTGTCGTTTGCGTTAATGGCTGGCTGTGCCAGCGTCCCCCCGGGTCCGGCGGACCAAGCAGCAGAAGCGCGCAAAGTAAAAGCCTCCAGTACGTCCGCCGCCATCTACTTCTGCCGGGAATGGGCCTTTGCAGGCAGCGGTGTACTGCTGTATCCCCGAGTCAATGGCAAAAAAGTCGCAACCATGACGACAAAGACCTTTACGCGGATAGATCTGCCGCCCGGTGGGTATGAGATTGCCTTGGGATATTACGACATCAACGACAGCACCCTGTTCAAGTCGCTTTCCCGCGACCCCGTGAAAATGGAAGACCTGAACGTTAAGTCTGGCGAGATCTATACGTACTGGATCGGTATGGCAGGGAGTTCTCTTTTCGGTGGATCGCTGACGATTGACAGGTTTGACAATAAAGCTCAAGCAGCAGACTGCATTAATAGCTCAACTTACATAAGCCCGTCGCCTGTCAATCTGTAGGCACAACTCCCTTAGATAATCCGGAAGTGCCACCGGCACTCCGGAGGCAGAGTTCTCGTTACGCAACCCGCTACGGCGGGTTTTTTATCGTCCGTTAGTTTAGTTTTCTTGACCCTTTTAAATTTAGTGTTCTAAACTTCGGCTGACGCTACACCAGTGCACACGTCTTCACCGGAGAACAACATGCCAGAACTGGACCAATCGACAGCAAAGCTGAATCAGCTCATTGCACAGCGCGATGTGCTGCAGGCCAAGATCGACGCGCTTAGCAAACCACCCGGGCACCGCGTCCGCCGCCCCTACACCACCCACTTCGAGACTTGCCACTGCAGCCAGCCGGGCGGCATCAGCGAGCTACCCGAATGGGATGGAATCAATCGGTTAGATAACTGGCTCAGCGCTCGGGCGGCTGATTCGGAACGCCAACCTCCTGCATCAGGCTCGTTACCTCTTTCAAAAGCGATGTACGCAAAGGATTTGGCGCGTGTTTCGAGAAAAGCGCCTCCATCCGGTCAATCGCACGGACCATCATTGCCGCATCGATCTGGCGGGCAGCTGCTGTGGCAACGATTGCAAGCGACTGCTCTGCGGCTTTATAGATCAACTCTTGGCGAGCCAGCAGTTCAGCAAAAACCTGTTTTAGCAGTTCATTCCCTTCAATCGCCTGATCAAGCTCTTTCCTGTTCATCACACGCACTCCCGTCTGAAAAGTCAGAGCGTATCAACGAAACCGATGGCGCGTTCACCCAGGCTGAACACCAGGCTCACGAACACCTCATCGCACAAGCGGAGGCCGGCAAATGAAACGCGCCGCCCTCACCCTCGCTCTGCGGCTCTGCCGTATCGCTATCCGCGTCAACGATTGCATCTATGACAACGTCACCGACGCCGCGCATGCGCTGATCCGCCTCGCGGGCCGCGTTCAGTGCCGCATTGACGCCATTTTGATGAAGCACCTGATCGTGCTGAGCACCTACAACAGCATGCCGCACAACGATGACGCGCCCACGCCGCAGCCGCCGAAGGATGAGCCTGCAAGCAGCTCGATAGGCGAGCGCGTTTTCGGCATCGTATTTACCGGCGCCTGCATTTTCTGCGTGCTCGCATTTGCGGGAGACCTTCAAGCGAGCTATGCCGAGCACCTTTCCGCGCTCTGGTCAGTCGGGAGCAGCAAATGAAAATCCATCGCTTGCCGCTGCCGCAATACCCCGAGATTTATGCCGAATACATCATTCGTGATGGTCGGAAAGACTTTATCGGCATCGTCACGCCGCACGGAGACCCGATTGAGAAGCTATGCGGATCGCTGCTGACGCCTCAAGGGGTTCCGTTCATCACCCATCTGGAAGGGTTAGTCCGAGCGCTTGTGGAGGACGCGGCTTCAGATGCCACCTGCACCACTTTCGCAAATAGCACCGCCCTCGGCGCCGTCTCAACCCCGGCAGCGGAGATGACAAATGTCTAAAAAAAGCACGAAGAAGCAAGTCCGGCATATCGACGCGCATTCGCACCTCAAGATCGATACCAGCACGGTTCCCGTTCCCCCGCACGTGCCGCTCGATTGCCGCAAGCCCGAATTCGCTCACTTGCGCACCGAGCTGTATCGCCGGCACGCAATCGTCACGCTCAACACCAAGGCGCGCGGGTAAGCCATGCAACAAGCGCCCTTCACCCGCCGCAAGCGCCACGATGTGCCCCTGCCTCCCGCCCCGGACGCGAGCGAAATCGAGCGCCTGCGCCACGCGCTGCAACAAGCCGAGCGCTGCCTGACGCGGACGGCCCAGGACGAACGAGACCTCGAAGCCCTGCGCATCATCCGCGCCGAGCTGCACCACTGAGCAACAAGGCCAAGCCGGACGGGCCTGCAAGCGCCCGGCGCCACTCAAGGAGAACAACGTGACTCAACCTTTGGTCTGCGGCAACAAGGCGAAGGACCGCATCACAGAAGCAACCGGAACCATCACGGCCTGTTGCGAATACCTCTATGGGGAAGCCCGCTTCCAGCTCGAAGGCGTGCAAGACGGCAAACCCTTTCAGATCTGGATTGAAAAGTCTCGCGCCGAACTCGTCGAGTAACCCTGAAGCCTCTCGCCCAAAGCCGCTATCGGCGGCTTTGTGAGACAGGTTTTTCACCCGCAACCGGAGCCCGCCATGCCGAAAGATCAGCCGAAGTCGAAGCCGCGCAGCCCGCAGTCCTGCATTGCCGAAGCCCGCCGAATTGCACACAAGCACGGCATGTATGTCGTCACCCGATCTGATTGCTGGCTCATCTATCGCAACAACCCGAACGCGCCCACCAAAGGAACCCTTATTGGCAAGCGCACTTCCCCGCACCAGGTGCTCACGCTGGTGCATCAATGCTCACAGACAAAAGGAGCCTGACACCATGGACCTCGCGACCCTTAGCGCCTCACTCGAAAGCAGCCAGAAGTCCGTTTCGCTGCATCACATCATCGTCAGTTTGACCAACCCCCGGCAGACGTTTAACGCAGAAAAAATGGCAGCACTCACTGAATCAGTACGCCAGCACGGCGTCATTCAGCCGGTTTTGCTGCGTCCTTTGAGCGCTGAAGCCGCCTTCGAGCGCAACACAATGGCGCTCTATGAGCTCGTATCCGGTGAGCGCCGCTTCCGTGCCGCTAAAGACGCATTGCTGCTTGAAATCCCGGCTCTGATTCGCCCCCTGACCGACGCCCAGGCATGCGAGCTGCAGATTATCGAAAACTTGCAGCGCGAGGACGTGAGCGAAATTGAAGAATCAGACGGCTACCAGATGATGGTCGAAGAGCTAGGCTACACCGTCGATGAGCTGGCAGAGAAAATCGGCAAAAGCCGCGGCTACATATATGGCCGCCTGAAGCTGCAAGCGCTCTGCCCCCTCGTACGCAAGGCGACGTATGACGGGAAGCTATCCGCAAGCGTCGCCCTGCTGATCGCACGAATCCCCGTGCCGTCGCTGCAAGAAAAGGCCCTCAAGGCCGTGACGCTCGACCCCAGCACCTGCGAGCCCATGTCAGCACGCAAAGCCAAGCAGCACATCACCGACAATTTCACCCTGCAGATGAGCCGCGCGCACTTCGACCTTGCGAGCACAGATCTTATCCCGCTCGCCGGAGCCTGCGACGGGTGCCAGAAGCGCACGACCTGCAATCGCGATGCGTTCCCCGATATCTCTGCAGACGTGTGCACAGACCCGGATTGCTTCAAAGCGAAAGATGCCGCACACGTCGAGCGCATCAAAAACAACTACGCAGACGCCGGGCACCGCGTCCTGTCACACGATGAATCCTTGCCCCTGATGTGGTACGGAAACGCTATCGAACCCAAAGAAGACAGCAATCTTGTTCTGCTTGAAGAGCCCTCGGGTTACGACCAGGACAAGACTTGGCGCGAATTGCTAGAAGGCGTGGACGTGGCGCTCACGATCCTGGAGAACTCCAGCGGCAATCTGATCGAGTGCATCGAGCGCTCAGCGCTCACAGAAGCGCTCACCCGCGCCGGCATCGTCACCGAAACCAACGATCAGGACCACAACCGCAACCAGCTGGACGACCCGAAGAACGACCCCTATAAGGCGGAAAAAGAAGCCCGCGCCCTGAAAGAAAAACAAGACAAACAAAACATAGCCATCGGCGAGGCACTGAGGCCACTGGTTGTATCCAGCATTTCAGCACACCTCGCAGGAGGAGGCTGTGCCCATGATGACGACGTGCGCCTGGTCGCGCGCATCATGCTCGCCGAAAAAATAGAAGACGGCGGAGCCCCGTTTAAAAACATCGCTCATCGGCACTTTGAAAATGCAATCGTCATGCAATCATGCGCCCCCGAAGATATCGACGACGAAGCTACCGGAGCCCAGGCCCTTGCTATCGTCGATAGCATGGACCCGAACAGCCTGTTTGCCCTGACGCTCGATCTGGCATTGCACACACATACACAGTGGTCCTTCGTCTCAAAACACAACACAGCGGCACTCGAAGCCTGCGCCACGCGCTACGGCATCAACGTTGCCCAGGTACGGGCCGAAATCACAGGCGAACCAGCTCCGGAAACCGCTTCAGAACCCGATTCCGCCCCTGACTCACTGGCCGCAAAAGTCGCCTCTACCCCTGACGAAGCTGCGCAAGCGCAGGAAGAGAACGCCGCTGAAGAGCAAAAAAGCACCGCTGCAATCGATGACTGGCCGTTCGCCGCGCCGACCTCGGATGAAGAAACCGCCCCACCCCCTGACAAAGCTGCGCAAGCGCAGGAAGCAAAGCCCGCGAAGAGCAAAAAAGCAGGGGCTACGCCCGAGGTGAAGTACACCAACCCCCTCGATGCCAGGCAGACCTGGACCGGACGCGGCCGCAAGCCGCAATGGGTTGTCGAGGCACTGGCCGGCGGTAAGACGCTCCAGGATCTTGAAGTTAAGCCCCAGGCTGCGCCCGCGAAGGGCAAAGCCAAAGGCAAGAGCAATATAAAGGCCGCTAGCGCGGCGAAAACTGCGAACGCAAAGGCATTGGATAGCGGCCGCAAAGCGGCCGGAGGAAAGAAGAAACCCGCGCCCCAGGCCGCAGCCTGCGCCAAAGAAACGGCTGAGCGTTGCACCCGTACTGTTGATGCGCTCGGGGGCGAAGCATGAACAAAACGATTGCATGGGCCGTCATCGTGGAAGGTCGTTTGCACGACGCTTTCACACACCAAGCGGACGCGTTTGATGCAGGCTTCGCTACAGCGGCCCGGTTTGAACTGTTGCCACTGGTGGCAGCGCCGGCAATCCCCGAGACAGCCCAGGCGCAGCTGCATCGCATCGGTGATTTGCCCTTGTCTGAAGGGCAGAGTGGCTCGCTTTCCTTGCCCCTTGGCGCGCTTGCACGCCACACCCAGGCAGATGATCCGCAAGCTATCGAACTCCAGAGCGCCCGCGACATGCTGGAAGACGCCCACAGCGAACTGAACATGATCCGCCGAGCGCTGAACGTGCCTTACGAGCCCCACCAGTGCTTGCTGGAGAGAACGATGGATGCGGCCCGATCTGCTGGCGCCCTCACGCAAGCCGCTCGCGACGTGCTGGCCGAGCGCCAACGCCAGATCAGCGCCGAGGGCTACACGCCCGGCCACGATGATGATCACGTCTGCGAAGAAATCGCCGCCATGGCGAGCTTCTATCTGATGCCCCAGGGCGCACGCGATTGGGATGCCAGCAGTACCGGTTACGGCGACACACTAGGAGAAGCACTCGCCCCTCGCGGTTGGTATAAGCCCAGCCCCTGCGACCGCCGCCGAGAGCTGGTGAAAGGCGTCGCGCTCGGCCTGGCTGAAATCGAGCGTTTTGACCGTGCTGCTGCCAGCGCCGAGGAAGGGGGCAGGAATGCGCAAACCTGAACCTGATGTTCGAATCCTGGCGCATGACGTGTATCTCCGCGAGTACCTGACCCGCGTCGGCCACCTGAACAGAAAGGAACGCAGAACCGCCCACGGTAGGCAGCTTGTGGCAGAAGCTGAGGCCGCAGCCCTTCGCGCGAAAGTCGAATTCCTGGAACACAAGCTGGAGGCGATGGAATGAGCGCACAACCGACCTTCAACGAAGCCGAGGCGCTGCGCTACCCCTTGTTTCAGGACGATTTCGGCTCTAGAGGAGACAAGTGTCTGAGTGATGCGATTGTCAGTTGCCGCATAGAGTGCGCCTGCTGCGAATGCCTGGGCGCCATCGTTACGGGCTCTCGCTATCGCAAGCACGTAGGAATCTATGACGGCCAGCTGCGCCAATTCAAAATCTGCGAAGGCTGTTGCCGCGCCATGAGCCTTGTATTCAACGGCCAGCCCGACGCAATGGTTGCTCGCGAGGTTTTGAGGGCAGAGCGCACCAAGAAAGGCGGTGCATCGTGAGCCAGGCCGCCCTGCCCCGCTGCGACTGCCTGAATGAGTGCGGCGACGATCAGGATGTGCGCAATGGCAAAGCACAGCCTTGCGCCTATCGACTGTCACTGCTCGCAAAAAAGGCGCAGGAGAGCGCAGATGTCGAGGCCGTTCAGCAACTCATCGTCAGACTTCAGAACAGCAGCGACCAGCCGGAACAAGAACTGGCCGGAGCATTGGCCAGGATTGTAAATTCCCGCCAATGGTGGAGCGTATGAAACCCTCGCTCATCACACTCGCAGACGCGGCAAAAGATCTGACGGTCAGCGTGGCAACCGTGCGCCGACTGATCCAGCGCGGCCAGATAACCGGGTACGAAATCACAGCTGGAGCGCTGCGCGTTGACGCGGCCAGCGTGCGCGCCTACATTCAGCGCTCCCGCATCGAACCCACCGTCCTGCCATGTCCGTCTGGAAAAATCGTGCAAACTGGCGCTATCGCGTCATGCGTGACGGCGTTGTCATTTCGGGAAGCGCTCGAAGCCGCGAAGAAGCACTCGCGCTCGAAGCGCGAGCGCGCACGGACCTCATCGATCAGCGAATAGGAGCGGCCCCCCGCCGCTCCCTTCCTGAAGCATTCGTCCGCTACTTCACGAGTGCCGAAGCCCTCAACCTCAAAAGCATCGATAGCCTGGTCAGCAAAGGGGATGCCTGGGAGGCTTTCATTGCCGGCCGGCAAATGTCTGATGCTGTCGCCGTGGCCGACAAAGCGGCGGCTAAATGGCAACGTGAAGGCAAGGCTGTTGCAACCATAAACCGCCGCCTCGCACTCCTGCGCCGCATCCTGAACCTGGCCTATCGCAAATGGGGCTGGCTCAACGAGCCGATGGCAGACAAGATTCAGCTGCTATCAGGCGAAGCTCAGCGCCATATCTACTTGACCGCCATCGAGGCCGCGCAATTGCGACGGCGCACCAGGAATCTCAACGCCCGTGCGTGGATCACGCTACTCCTATACACCGGCCTTCGGGCGGGCGAGCTAGAGAGCCTGACGGCCGATCAAGTGCGTGATAACGTGATTTATCTCGACGCCCGGACGAAAACCGGCCGCCCTCGCGCCGTCCCGGTCGTGTATCCCGCGACTCGCTACCTAAAGTACATCCCCATGCAGCTCAAGTATCAAGGGCTGAGGATGCACTTCGAGGCCGCAAGAAAAGTCATTGGCAGGCCAGACATCCACATCCACGACCTGCGCCACACTAATGCGGCCTGGCTCGCACAAGCCGGGGCAGAGTCACGCGACTTGCAAGTCTGGCTAGGGCATACCAACCCCGCGACGACTGCGAGATACGCACACCTTTCGCTAGCCAGAATGAAAGACGTTGCGCGCAAATTGCGCCCCGACGTTACAGCCACTCAATCTAAGCGATTGAAATTAAAAGACAAGTCACCCGACAAACAAAGAACTTAA